GTAATCACATTATTTGATAAAACTGAACAATTGGCAAAGCTAGAAAACAAAATACCAGTGGTTGCGCTGTGTCAAAAACATAGAAAAGGTTTTTGGATTGTTGTAAAAGAAACAGATTTACAAAAGGTAATAGATGTCCAGAGAAAAAATACTTGATAAACTTGCAGATTCACACCAAGAACGATTAGATAAAACTTTAGAAAAGTTAGAGCTTGATGTTGTCAAAGCCACAAACTCAATACCAGAATCTACTATCAAGACTAGAATATTAGTAGAGTTACGACCAAAACTTAAAACAGCCATTGAACAAAATTTTTTAGTTTGGGCAGACAGCACAGTTAGAGATTATGATCAAACAGCAAGTGAGATTTTAAAATTCTTTGGACCATTGCCTATTGCTCCTAACTTTAAAGATTTAACTGACGTTGATAAAGGGGTTATCAGCAATTTAAAAAAACTATCTTTCAAAGGTTTTGAGGATTTAGCAAACGAATACCTTGATGAACTTGCCAATACCGTCTATCAATCTACTCTCATAGGAAGACCAAAAGAAGAGTTAATACAGGAACTACGTCATAAAATAAATGGCGTTTATGTGAAGTCAAACCAAGCTGACGTTAAAAAACTTGTAGCATTTGTCAAAGATAACAAAGACAAACCAAACATGAAAAGTGAGGTTGATAAAGCCGTTAACAAATTACAAACTGTTTATGCAAGTAGCGTTACTGGACAGAGCTTAAGGCGGTACGCTGGACAAATGATTCATGATAGTTTAAGACAGTTTGACGGCTCTTTTGTTGCTCACAAGGCACAAGAAGCCAATATTACGAGCTTTCGTTATGATGGCAGTAATATAACTGATACTCGTCAATGGTGTCGTGATTTAAAAGGACAAATCCTAACCAAAGATGAGATATTTAACAGGTGGAACAATAGCACTTGGAAAGGTAAATCAAGTAGTGATCCATTTGTTGCAAGGGGTGGCTATAATTGTAGACACTTTTGGACTCCTTATGACCCAAGTTGGGATAAGGATTTAACATAGGAGAAAATATATGGCTGACGAGCAAAAAGTAGAAACGGGTCTGGAAAAAGAAACTGCGCCAGAAAGCAAAGCAGAACAACCACCAAAAGAAGAAGTAAAAAAAGAAAAAACTTTTTCATACACTCAACAGCAACTTGACGATATGGTTCGTACAAGATTGTCAAAGCAAAAAGAAAGTTTATACAAGGAACTAGGCGTTGAAGATTTAAGCGTGGCTAAAAAAGCCCTTGAAGAAAAAAACGCTTTGGAGCTTGAGCAAAAGAAAAAACGAGGGGAATACGAAGATATTATCAAACAACAAGCAGAAAAATCAAACAAAGAAATACAAAAGCTCAAAGCAGAAATGGAGCAAATCAAAATCAATGATGCCCTCTTATCTTCTGCTAGTAAATACAAGGCAAATGTTCCAGATCAAGTCGTTGCACTTTTAAAACCAAACGTCAAAATAAATGAAGACGGTAAAGTAGAAGTGCTTGAAAAAACTGGACAACCTAGATATAACGAAAAAGGAGAGCTTTTAAGTGTAAGCGATTACGTTGAGGAGTTCTTAACACAAAACCCTCACTTTCAAAGCGCAACTCCTAGTGGGTCTGGAAGTAAAGGGAACGTGGATAGGGTGTACCCAAAACCTTTTAACATTGGGGATTTAAACATGGCTGATCCAGAAGATAGAAAGAAATATGCTGACTATAAAAAGGAAAGGGATAGTAAACCCACAGTCATAAACTTAACTAATAATTAAAAGGAGATTAGCAATGGCTAACGAAACGACTAGTAGTACCTTATCAGAATTATATACGGAAATAATTCAAGAGGCGCTTTTTGTAGCTCAAGAGCAATCAATAATGAGAGGTCTTGTAAAAAACTACACAATAGCTGGTGGTGGAAAGTCTGTTGAAGTTCCTATTTATAGTGCCGTATCAGCGGCCGCTGTAAGTGAGGCAACGGATTTATCTAACACTGCAATTAATCCAACTTCTGTAACTATAACAGCGTCAGAAGTAGGTATCATGACTACACTAACAGATTTAGCGAGAAACTCTGCGTCAAGAAACGTAGCAAGTGATATTGGTAAATTATTTGGTGAAGCAATCGCAAAAAAAATTGACACAGATTTAACAGCGTTGTTTGACGGATTTTCAACTAGTATTGGTGGAGCAGGAACTGAATTAACAATAGACAATATTTTTAAAGCAGTAGCAACATTAAGACAAGCAAATGTACCGGGTCCATATTACGGTGTGTTCAATCCAAAGGTTATTTACAATGTGAAAAAATCTTTGACTAATACATTTGTTAATCCAAATGCTGGTGATTTACAAAATGAAGCTATGAGAAGTGGCTTTATTGGTCAAATTGCTGGTGTTCAAATCTTTGAATCATCAAACGTTGACGGAACAACTGATACAGATAATTGTAAAGGTGGAATCTTTTCTCAAGACGCTTTAGCTCTCGCTATGATGCAAGATCTAAAGGTAGAAAGCCAAAGAGATGCTTCTTTGAGAGCAGATGAAATCGTAGCAACGGCTGTATATGGTGTTGGCGAACTTCATGATTCTTACGGTATTGAAATGCTGAACGAGTCAGTAATTAACTAAAGTAATTAGGGGTGGTATTCCGCCCCTTTTTAAATTAAAAGTAAATATTATGAGCGATACAGTAAAACTTAAAAGAGGCGAAAAAGTAATCACAAGAAGTAAAACAGATTATGAGATAAACAAAACTGTATGGATACACAGAGGTTTTGAAATAATGGAAGCTCATACTTCTCGTGATATACCTCAAAAAAGAAAACCAAAGAAAAGTAAAAAATAATGGCAACGTCAGAGTTTGCAGTAGCCAATAGTGATTTACAAAAGTTTCAACCAGACATACTTGGGT